ATTCGCCGGATCCGGTCAAGAAGCACGTCGACGCCGCAGGCATCACGCTTCAGGAAGGCATGTCGATCTTGATCGGGTACGAGGTGTGGGCGCACCTCAAGCGCGGCGATGAGCGCCGGGTGTGCCGGACCTATTGGGCAGGCGGGGAGAAGGACACGATCCTGAGCTGCAAGCGCAATCCATACTGGTGCGACAAGGTGCCGATAATCTCAGCGCCGCAGGACAAGATTTCAGGGGTCTTTAAGGGGCTGTCGCCGGTCAAGTTCGTGGCGGATCTTCAATACGCCGCGAACGACGCGGTCAACGAGGGGTGGGACTCTGCGGCCTATGCATTGATGCCGATCGTGATGACGGATCCGAGCAAGAATCCGCGCGTCGGATCGATGGTGTTGAACCTCGCAGCGATTTGGGAGACATCGCCCAACGACACCAAGTTTGCGCAGTTTCCGCAGCTGTGGAAAGACGCTTTCGCCATGGTGGCGGCGACCAAGCAGGAGATTTTCCAGGCGTTGAGCGTGTCGCCGGCCATGATCGCGCAGTCGACCGGCGGCAAGCAGAAGCGCAATCAGGCTGAGATCGCGGCCGAGCAGCAGGCCGATCTGTTGTCGACGGCCGATGCCGTGACCAACGTCGAAGACGAAATCTTGAGCCCGTTGCTGCGGTGGTTCATCGATCTCGATCATCAATATCGCGATAAGCGGTTGACGGTGCGGCAGTTCGGTGAGCTGGGCTTGAAGATCGCAATGATCGATATTCCGCCGATCAATTCCGGTCGGCGCTACGAGGTGCGCTGGTGGGGTGTGGATGCAGCGAAGTCGGCGCAAGCCGTGCAGCAGCAGATTGCCACGATCAACGTGGTGCGTGGGATTCCGCCGCAGCTCCTGCCCGGCTACAAGATCAACATGGTGCCGGTCGTTCAGAACCTGATCGAGAATGCGTTCGGCGCGCGGCTCGCTCCGCAGATCTTCGAGAGCGTCAAGGATAAGCTGTCGATCTCGGCGGAGATCGAGAACGACATGCTGGTGCTGGGGCTTGCGCTGCCGGTGCACGAGTTGGACGATGACCAGCAGCACCTGCAGATGCACATGCAGGCACTGGAGGGGAGCGGCGGCGACCCGACAGGCGCGATTCGAACCCACATGTACTACCATCGCACGCAGATGAACGAGAAGCTGAAGATGCAGATGGCGAGCATGGCGCAGATGCAGCAGGGGGCTCCGGGCGTGCCCGGCGGCGCTGGCCCCGGTGTGTCCGGGACGCCGCGCGTGGGTGCGCAGCCCGGACAGGCGCGCGGCGGGCAGAATCCACCCGGCGCCATCCATCAAGATCGTCTACAAGGGCCTGATGTTGCACCTCGGAGGTAGCAACCATGTTGCGATTTTTTACCCTCGCGTTTCTTGCTCTCGCCCTTCCGCTTTCACCGGCACATGCGCAAAGCACGGGGCGTGTCGTTGCCAGTTGTCCGGGGGTCGGGTTCAGTTACCCGCTTGGTGGGCAGAGTTCGGTCACGATCGATCAGAACGGCAATGTTTGCACGACTTCCGGACCGGTCGCTGCAGGGAGTGGAGCGGCTGGTTATCCTGCTGGAGCGACGCCAACCACTGGCAATGCGACCGGTACGACCGGTGCAGTGGTCGGAACGTTGGCGGGAGTAGCAAACAAGTTCACCTACATCTGCGGTTTCAACGTGTCGTCGGTTGGTGGTACGGCGGCATCGAGCCCGATTACGGTGGCCGGTCTTGTGGGGTCTTCGCAAGTCTATCAGACGCCGGTCAACGCGACGGCGGGGCAAGTGTTGGTAACGCAGAATTTCAATCCGTGCATTCCTTCGAGCGCGGTCAACACGGCGATTACCGTGACAACGACGGCTGCGGCGGGTGCGACGGCGGTCGACGTTAATAGCTGGGGCTACCAACAGTAGGGGCTTGACTTTTTATTAGCTCAAGCAGTAGCTTCTGCGATTATTCCCGCTTAACGGGCGTAACCCGTTCATCGAGCAGTTCCCGTAAGGAACGGAGTGTAGGACCATGATGATGGACCACGCTGGACGTTTTTCGTTGGTTTATCAGGCACCTGATACGCCTGGAAGCCCCGAGGAAGACGAGCGAATCGAAGTCGATCCGGAAGACGATGAGACGAGCAACGAGCCCACGGATGAGACGGGCGACGATGAGGGAGAAGACGAAGCTGGTGCTGATGAAAGCGACGGCGTCGACGTCGCTCCAGAGCCACGAGGGCGTCGGCAGTTCGGTGAGCTGCGTGAGACGAACCGCGAGCTGGCCCGACAGAACGCAGATCTTACGCGCAAGTTCGCTGAGCTTGAGGGGCGGGTCAACGGGCAGCAGTACCAGCAGCCTCCACAAGAGACACCCCAGCAGCGACAATCACGGCTCTCGCTGCTTTCCCCCGAGGAACGGTTTCAAGTCGAGTTGCAGGAGCGTGATCAGTTCTACGCGCGGCAGAACAACCAGCTTATGGGGATGGTGCAGGACAGCGGTGATCGAGCGTCGTTTTCAGCTCTCACCACGTCCAACAAGGTGGCTCGTCGCTTCTCCAACGAGGTGGAGAGACGGCACAACGAGTACAAGGCCAAGGGCGCTTTTGTCGAGCGTCGGATCATCCTCCAACAGATTCTCGGCGAGCGCGTCTTGGCGCAGGAAGAGAACGGCACGCCGCAGCGCCGTGCGGCAGCGAATCGTCAGCGTCAACGTGGGAAGCCGGCATCGGCCGGGTCCGACGTTCGGCCGGCGCGATCGCGCACGACAACGGGCAGTGCCGAGGATTACGAGACGAGGTTCGGAGACGTTCAAATTTAACACGGCGGCGAGTGTTCGTCGCCTTAGCTGTGGAGCACGGTGATGGCTGGTACGAACACTGCGGCCCAATTTGCTGGCGATATCACCCCGTATATTGCGGCCAAGACGCTTCCCCTCGCTCGTAAGCAGTTGGTGGTCTATCAGTTCGGAGATCCGGCTACGCTTCCCAAAGGCATGGGCACGACCTACACGGCCAGCCGCTATCAGCGTGTGCCGTTGCCGTTTGCGCCGTTGGCGGAGGGTGTGCCGCCGGTCGGTCAGACAATGACCCTTCAGCAAGTATCGGCGCAGGCGCAGCAGTGGGGTGACAAGATCACCATCACCGACGTCGCCGAAATGACCATCAAGCACCCGCTGTTCAAGAAGGCAATCGAGCTGCTGGCGTTGCAGATCGCGGAAACGCAGGAGCGCAATACCTTCCAGAATCTCTTGGGTGGGTCGCAGATCAATTACGTGAATTCACGCGGCGCTCGTGCGTCGCTCGTTGCCGGCGACGTGATGAATCCGCACGAGATCAATCGCGCGTCGGCGATGCTGATCAATCTGGGTGCGCCGCGCTATTCCGGTGACGAGATCACCGATATGAAGCTGGAGGCGGATGCCGGGGGCGCCAAGGCGTCGAACAATCCGCGCAAGATGCCGCATTACGTTGCGGTGTGCCACCCCTTCGTGATCGGCGATCTTTCGGAGAATTCGACCATCGTCACGGCGTGGTCGTACTCCGATCTCAACCGGCTCTACAATTACGAAGTCGGGGAGTGGCGCGGCATCCGGTTCGTGACCACCAACCTTTGTCCGTTCTTCACGGGCGTCGCACAGGTCAATGGGACGTGGGTCGCAACCGGTGGCTCTTTGGGGAACAACACCACCAATCCCTACGTCATTCAGGTAACGGGGGTCGACCTTCAGAATCAGTATGAGCAGCTGATCTGTCAGCTGAGCAGCAACATCGCGTCGACGGCGGTCACGACCGGCTCGATCACGTTGACCACGCCGGCCACGGCCGGCTTCACCTACAACGTCTACATCAGCCCGATCAACGTGACGACCGGCGCCTCTTATTTGGGGCTGTCGGCGCAGGGGCCGACGTCTGGACCGCTTGCAGGGCAAGCGACTCAGATTCCGCCGAATACGGCGGTCACTATCACGGGCCTCGGGGTCTTTCAGATTCCGCCGGCCGCGCCGGGCGTCGGCTTCACGGTCTATCCGACGTTCATCTTCGGCCGCGGCGCCTATTCACAGGTGGTGTTGGACAACGTCAAGTTCTCCTTCC